TTGCTCTGGCATAGATGTTGAATCAGACATTGGGTCAAAATTCATGCTATTGTCTACTAATTGAGGTGTGGAATTCATTATGTTATAAAGGATGTGGAGTTATAATATGGTGTAGTATATTATTTAATTAGAAAAAGGTGGACTCACTTGCTCTGAAAATTATCAGAGTAGGTGAGTCGGTCTGTAGCCTGAATAAATTCAGCATCCTTATAATCGGTTTTGCTCAATTGTATTAGGTATTGGTATAATAGACCCACCTGTTCTGCACTAATCGCCACCCCTTTATCACTGTAATGAATACTTGCGCAATCAACGCCAATCTTGTATTTTTCAGCAGTGTTAACCATGCTCAATACTTCCTTAAGATTAACACGTGATTCTTCCCAAGATTCCTCATTTTCGTAGATCTTACTAACCGCTTTGACGGACCTGCGTACAACATCAGGAAAGAAACCATACGGTGTTACGAAGTTCGCAATGAATTCGGATACTTTTTCAAAGCTAATCTTCAGCTTATACCCGTGTTCTTCGTATATCGCAGCTTTCCTTCCTTTCACAGCGGTCACTTTTTTGGCGCGTATGTGGGAATCGTCACCCTTAAACGCGGCATAAAGTATGTCTTCGAATCGGTACGCATAACCTAACACAGCCATATTCAATATTGTGTTCCCGGTTATCGTTAATGGTTGTCCTGAATGTTGCATGTAAAGACCGTGTAACATTGATATACCTTCACTGCATTGGTACATATTACACCATTCTGTACGCATTGTCGCGTAAAAATCAACGATTTTATGATTTACACCCAACAAACCAAACAACTCAAGTTCCAATTCTAACATACTTTGTGTGTGAGATGTGTCCATTTCACTGAAATCACAGTTTATATTAGTGTATTTTTCGCTTGTGTACTCATCTTTGTACTTAGCGAAGAATGTAGACAACTCAGCGTCGCTTTTGTTAAAAGCTAGCAAGACGTTTGACTTGGTACATTCAAATACACATTCTGTAAGATATCGTGAATAGGCACAAAAAAACAAGTTTAACACTTTACTCCAGGCACTAACACCTTGCCCAGCTTTACCAGAAGTCATCTTCGTTCCAGTAGGATCGTGTTTATCTTGTTTCTTCATGGTGAAAGTGATCATGCGAGATCTCAGATTATTCAAATCTGTATCAAACATGTTTACTACTTCTTTACGATTAACAATAGGGCTGATCTTATCCACTAATGATTTGAGATTAGACATTGGAATAAGTTCCAAGTCTTCTCCATCTTCGTCTAGAACATAGTAGTCCACCATGGCATTTTCGTCATACTCCACACCCTCAATACCGGTACTTTTACGCACAGTGCCAGGCAAAGTCAATATACGGCCGATGTCTGTTGTTGCTGGTTTAATTTTCTTCTGTAGCTCAATGAT